CCCACGGGCGGCGGTCCTGAGCCTGAGCCTTCCGCGATGAAGGTCCAGCACATCAGCGATGATGTGACAAACAGCGGGGGAACGAATACCAGCTTTACGGAGGTCGCAAGCCTAGGTTACGCGGTCGAACTGGCCAACAACAACCGCATGACACATGCGGGGGCCATCACGGGCAACAGCGAGGGCGACGATCTGGCGGGTGGTCGCGTTCTGACCGCTGTTGATACGCTGACTTACTACCGGGAAAGCGCGTCCGACACGACCGCCGCGAATTTCCGCACTTCGATCTGGGAATACACGGGGTCCATTGGTGGCCCGAATGAGTTTGTCGTTCTTGGCCGGGTAGCGGTCACGCTGAACGGATCGACGCGCACCTACGCCAGCACCAGCGGGTTCACGGCTCCGACCGACCGCAACGCCGTGGTGCCGTTCATCACTGGCATCATGAACGATGACAGCGGCGATGGTGCAGACAGCGGCACGGCGATTGCGTGGATCGACAGTAGCGATCGGCTGAACGTCGAGAAGGGAACGATCAGCAACAACGTCACAGTATATGTGACACTTGTCGAGTTCACCGGCTCTAACTGGACGGTCCTTCACGGCGACAGCGGGGATTTCAGCGCCGACACCGGCACGTTCGATCTCTACGCGGCTTCGGATTTCACCGGGTCTGTCACGGCGGTCACAGACCAAGCGGACTCGCTCATCCTCAGCGGGTTCCGGGGTGACACCGCCGCAACAGGCACCAACCAAGCAATTGCCGACCACTGGCCGCTTGTCACGTTCACGGACAACGATACTCTTGGCTGGGAATTTGACACCAACCACGATAGCGATGGCACCAACCGGATCGTTGCCCACGTCATTGAAAACAGCGAATGGGCCGTAACGCGCTACACCGCTGCCGACAGCGGCCCCCTTGAGACCACGTTCGATATCACCTCGTCGGGCCTGACCGACCTGACCCAATCGCTGGTGGTCGGACATGCCTATTCCAGCGGCACGGGTAGTGCTTACTCACGCGGCTGGCGGAACTTTTACTTCAACAGCCTGACCGAGGTCGGCGCGTCCGCTTCCCGAACCGGCAACAGTATGGACTACTCGGTTCAGGTTGTTGACATGACCGCGATGAGTGCGGGGTCTGGCGGGACTGATGCCACGGCCCTACCCGGTGTTGGGTCGGCCACAGGGACGGGTCACGCGCCCACGGTCACAGCAAGCGGCAACGCAACGGCAAGTCCTGCCGTAGGTGCCACATCCGTTGTTGGCTATGCCCCAGCCGCGTCCATCGGCGCGCAGGCGCAGCCCAGCGCGGGTAGCATTTCGGCAAATGGTGCTGCCCCGACTGCCTCCATTGGCGCAGGCGCAGCCCCTGCGCTTGGTTCCATTGTCGCCCTTGGTTTTGCGCCCACGGTTTCAGCCGGTGCGCAAGCGTTACCAGGGTCTGGCGCGGTATCTGTTTCGGGGTTCGCGCCTTCTGTATCTATTGGAGCCAGCGCCACAGCCGCACCGGGGGTTGGCTTGGTTGCGCTCTCTGGCGCGATCCCGACGCTTTCGGCTGGCCAATCTGCTGCACCCGCGTCTGGTTCTGTTTCTGCTTTGGGCTACGCGCCCACAGTTAACGCGGGCGCAAATGTGGCGGCTAGCCCCGGCGCAGGCAGCGTAAGTGTTGCTGGTTTTGCACCAGTTGTTTCTTCCGGCCATGCTGCGCTACCCGCCCCCGGCGCTGGTGTTGTTCTTGGATATGCGCCTACTGCCAGCGCAGGTTCAAGCGTCGTCGCGCAGCCGGGGGCGGGCCTGGTGTCTGTTATCGGTCGCGCCCCAATACTGGGGGCGAATGCGAACGCCGCGCCGGGTGCGGGCGCTGTTGTCGCGCTAGGTTATGCCCCGGTCATATCTGCCGGGGCAGCAACGTCACCCGGAGCGGGTTCGGTTCCCGTTCTAGGATATGCGCCAATCGTTTTTGCCGGGGGTGTTGCCCTTCCGCGCAGCGTCACATTCACCGTTCCCGGCAATGAAGCCAAATGTGGGAATGGCGTCGATGTGCAAAGCAGCGGGCGCAATGGCGCAACAATCATCAGCCGCTTACGCGGCGGCGCTGTTGATGTGCAAAGCAGCAAGCGCAATGGCGCGACCATCATCAGCCGCCTGCGCAGCGGCACTTTTTCGGGGTAAATTATGACGACGATTTATGTAAAGCAGAACGACACTGCGCCAACGCTGGTCGTGAACCTTGTTGATGATGACGGCGCTGCGGTGGACATTACGGGCGCGTCGGTTCGGTTTCATATGCGAAAACCCGGCGCAGCATCGGCCAAGGTGGACTCATCGGCCACGCTTGTCACTGGCGACCCGGCTCAGGTCAGCTATGCTTGGCAATCTGGCGATCTGGATACCGAGGGGCGATTTGAGGCGGAATTTGAGGTTACTTACTCGGGCGGCGCGGTCGAAACATTCCCCAACGATTCCTTTATTGACGTGATTGTTCGGCGTGATCTCGCTTGATTTGGGTGCGAACCATGTCGCACGTCATGCGAGGTTCAAAAAAAGCCTAGATGCCGCTTCGGCGTGGGCAAATGTCACCCTCCTTCGCCGCCACCAAGACACCGATGCAGATGAAAGCATATCGGGCCGGTCCTTTTGGGAAGCCCGATACGGCAAACACGCGGGCCATTGGTCTTGGGTGTGGACGGAGCGCATCATCGACGCGCTGTTTTGGTGGGACCGGCGCGACGGAATGAAGCACTGCGAATTGGCGGATTTGCGGGACTACAAGCGCGCCAAGGAAAAGGTGCGCCGGTTTGAGGGCAGGAGAAATGGAGCGTTCTTAGATGATTGAAAAAGACGACCCCGCGCGATTGAATGCTTCGCCTGTTTTGCTGCAATACAAGGTGAGCAAACTGGAAGATGAAGTTCAGTTGCTCCACAAGGAAATCGACGACATCCGCAGCGAAAGAACGCTGGATGAGGAACGCCGGATGCGGGCCGGGATCAAGGCCCTCGGCGCGGCGGTCATAGCCTTGGGCGGCGTGATCTGGTGGCTGCTTCCATCCAATGCTCAAGACGCTTGGGAAGCCATTCGAGGCAGCACATCGCGATGAAAATTGCCTTGGACACGCTGCGGCTGGCCGTTGTCGTCATGGTCTGTGCAGTTTCCGTTATTGCTCTCAAAAACAACGGATATTTCGACCCGGTGCCTTATCGGGGCGTGGAATTGGTCAATGCCGAGTTTCAGGACGATGGGCGGCTTCTTGTCCACGCACGTTACATCAAAACGCCCGCCGACTGTGAATATGTGCGCGGTCAGGTGTTCGTGAATGTTCTTGGTGCGCGCGAGGCTGTTCCGTTTGAGCCAATCCGCGCGGAGGGGCAGGGCGCGCAACGCTTCGTTGGCGAACAGGCCTTGCGTTGGTTGATCGACCTGGGCGGGCTGACGGTTTCCAGCGTTGAAATCTGGACGCGGCACAACTGCGGCGGAACAATCGTGGACCGGCAAATGTTGGCGGTCCAGATCCACTAATCGAAGAAGGGGCATCAAATGAATCGCGTCGATTTCTTCGCCCATCTGCGCCGCCGTGAAAGCGGCATTTTCGGCACCAGCTTGAAGCAGTCGCAAACGGATGGCGTCATTGCCATTCTGGACGCGGGGCGCGATCTGCCGCTCCCGTGGATGGCCTACACTTTGGCAACCGCATACGGCGAGACCGGCGGGCGGATGCAGCCCATCACCGAAAATATGAATTACACCAGCGCGGCGCGGATCGAACAGGTGTTTTCATCGCATCGCCGCAAGGGCATCCCCGGCAGCGCACTCGCGCGCAACCCGCAAAAGCTTGCCAATACGGTGTATGCTGACATTCTCGGCAATGGTGGCCCCGCATCGGGCGATGGATGGCGGTATCGCGGCCATGGCCTTGTGCAACTTACCGGCAAGGACAACTTCCGGCGCATGGGTGACAGGATCGGCGTTGATCTGGTGGCGCACCCTGAGCGCGCATTGGAGCCAGACATCGCCGCAAGAGCGTTGATCGCAGGTGTCCGTGATGGAATCTACACGGGCAAGAAGGCGTCCGACTACCTGCCGCGTGAGGGCGCTGCTATTCGCGCGCAGTTTAGCCAATCCCGCCGCATCATCAACGGCACATTTGAGGCCGATAAATACGCGGGCTATGCGATTGCGTTTCAGGACGCGCTTGAAGCGGGTGGATACAAGCCAGGCGTGGCGGCGTCGCGCCCCGCACAGCCCCGTCCAGCGCCACAAGCCCCGTCGCGCCCCGTTGCCCCCCCCGTGGCCGGTGTGGCCGCTGGTGGCGCTCTTGTGGCGGCTGTCGCAGCCTTCTGGAATGACATTGTGTGCGGCTTGCCCGCGTGGCTGGCCGACCTTTTCAACCTGACATGTGGTGGATGACATGAAACTTGTGAGCGACTGGAAGCGCGCGTGGCGCTGGTTCTCGGTGCAGGCTATGGCCGTTGCCGCTGCCATCCCGCTGGTGTGGATGAGCCTGCCGCCTGAACTCAAGGGCAGCATCTCCGACGATTGGTTGCCGTGGATCGCGTCTGCCGTGGCCGTGGCCGGTATTCTTGGCCGCGTGGTCGAACAGGACAAGCCGGAATGATGTGGCTCATCGGCTCACGCCTTGGCCGCTTGTTTGGGGCGGTGCTGGCGGCGCTGGCCGCGCTCGCGGGCGTCTACTACCTCGGGGGCCGGGATGCCCGCCAGCAAGCCGCTCAGGACGCCCTGCGCCAGCAAAACGAAACCATCAGAGAGGTCAGGGACAATGCGGAAGAAGTGCGCAACCTGGATGACGCGGATTTGGCTGATCGGATCACTCGGCCTCGTTAGCGCCTGTGTCCCGACCGGCGGCGGATTATTTTGCGACGTGGTTCGCAGCCCGATTGAGTTTGCGCCCGAAACGGCTGCGCAACTGGTCGGGACGGATCGTGCGGAGGCTGAGCAGATAGCATCGCAGAACAAATATGGCGAGGCGCATTGCCCGTGGTGAACAGAGCCGACCTGCTTGAAGAAGCCATTACCCTCACGACCGGCGACCGCCACAAGGACTACGGGTCGCCCGTCGAAACGCATCAGATCATCGCAGACATCTTCAACGCTATCACGGGTCGCAATCTGACCGCCCGTGATGCAGCCGTGTTCCACATCGCCACAAAGCTGGCGCGAACACGGACAAGCCCCACCAAGCGCGACAGTTGGGTGGATCTCATGGCCTACGCGGGCATCGCTTACGAATGCGCGGTGGCCGAAAAGGAGTAACACCAATGAAAGCGATCCTGACAGCAGCCGCCATGGCAGCGGCCTCTCCAGCCGTGGCCGAATATGGCATCACCGCCAACGTGTGTTTGGATATTCAGGGCAATTCCGAGTGCCTTGATCTGACGCACCCCGCGCGGTTCCCGGTCGAGGATGAATGCCAAGCGGCCCTTCCCGGCGCGTATCACGGCCTCTTGCAGGCGCTCATGGAGCGCGGGCTGGCCCCATATGTGCAGACAGTGGATATCACCTGCACGCCCATCGGTGTGGGCGCATAGGGGCGCGCTGATGTCGGCCAACAAGGGCCACACAGGCCAGGATTACGAGGAAGCTTTCCAGCGCCTCGGAGATAACTACGCCGTGGCCCGTGAGTTCGGCGTCAATGAAAGCACCGTCAGGCGGGCGCGAGAAAGGTTGAAGGTGGACCCGGCTATTCAGGCCGGGATGAAGGCCATCGGAACAGACATGGTTCCGAACATCGCATGGGTCAAAACAAAGGCCACCGCCGATGTGCCGGGCTATTCCATGATGCTCAAGTCCCAAGCGGGCATCGTGGATTTCAAGGCGGAAATATCGGGCGCAATCAAGGATTCGATTGCAGCCCTGCACGATGAAATCGCTCTGCCCAGGCGGTTCGATCCGCAAGATGGAAACCTGCTGGTTCTTGATCCGGCAGACGTTCACATCCTCAAGCTGTCGATGAAGAGTGAGACGGGCTATTCATACGATGAGAACGTAGCCGAACATCGCCTAGTCGAGGGTAGCCGGGTTCTCATGGAATGGGGCGTGACGCAGGGTGTCACCCGTGTCCTGTTTGTCATGGGCAACGACATCCTGCACATTGACACACCCAAGCGCACCACCACGTCAGGAACACCGCAAGACACATCCAGCAGCCTCTTTAATGGTTGGCGGGTAGCGCGCCGGGCATATGCCAGGATTGTCAAAATGGGCCTTGAAATGGGCCTTCATATGGATTTGGTGCATATCCCGTCAAATCATGATTGGGTTTTGGGCTGGACCGTTGCGCAGACTATCGGTGCGTTGTTCGAGGACCACCCCAATGTCGGGGCGTCCGAGTATTACCTTTCTGAGATTCATCGCAAATACTACCGCTTTGGCACTAACCTAATAGGCCTGACCCATGGCGACGGCATCAAGGAAGCTAATTTGGGTGATGCCATGCGGACGGAAGCCCGGTCTCACATCTCCGAATGCCCCCACTTATATTGGTATCTGCACCACCTTCACCACAAGATCCGAAAGGGCATCGGGGTTCGCCCGCGCGACCGCGAAAAGGACCATATCGGCATGACCGTTTTGAAAAGCGCGGCAGGTGAAATGGAGGGCGACAACGTGCAGGTGGAATATATCCGCAGTCCGTCGCCCCCCGATGGCTGGCATCATCGTAATGGATACATCAACCGACAAGCCGTCGAGGCTTTCGTCCATCACCCGCACGACGGGCAGGTTTCACGCCGGACGGCTTGGTTCTAGCCCCGCTTGCTTGCGCAGAGTTTTGGCTGTGCGTTAACCATCGCATGTTGCCCAGAACATACCCCTTGCTCGGGTCGATCCTGTCTACGGATGGCGACGCGCCACAACGATATTCACTATCAACCCAAAGGTCGAATAGCCGATGGAACTCTGGGTCAGACATGGCCCATAGATAGAATTGTTGGCGGGGTAGGATCGGTAGGCCCTCGTATAGGTGTCGCTTCTTTTGCAGAACCCCTGTCACGCGGGACTGCATATTTCGATATGTCCGCATGAGCTTTCCCTTTTTGGTTCGCTCATACTTCTTTGTCACCGCGTTGCGGGTTCTGGCGCGGTACTCTCGTTGCTTGCGATTGTAGTCGGAATCGGAATAGTTGGCCTCAGCCATGACATGACCCCCATTCGGTCAAGTTGTGGTTAGGGCGCGGGGAAGGGTAGGAGCTTCCTCGTGTCCCGGTTAAGTGCGCCGTAGGAGTTGCGCACGCCTATTATGCCCTTAGAACAAAACGAAAACAATCATGTTTATCATGATGATGGGAGCTTTTCCAGTGACACAGCCCCCCGATTGGTTTGGCGAAGCGATCCTTCTGATCCTCGCCCTCATCGCGGTTTCCATTGCTGCGGCGGGCCTTTGGGTTCAGCCGTGGTGACGTAACCCGCCACTCTATTCCACCCAGCGCGGTGGCGGAAACTGCCCGTCCGTTAATTCGGGCGGGCCTTTTTGTTTGTGGCGTGTGTGGGTAGTCATTTCACGTCCCCCACGGCTTTGCCTTTTAGTTCTATAAGCGTCATGCAGGCATCGTGTAGCGCAGGCACAAGGGTGTGGCCCTGATCTACGTATGGTTCTAAATCACGAACAAAAGCTTGCACTTTTTCCAAAGCCTCCACCGCCTTCGCTAGCTTGGCTTCCAGTTCCTCGATGCGGTCACTCTTGGTCATTGGTCTTCCTTTCCACTTCGCGCCCGGTGGGTTTGCCAGATTTTTGCCACATGCCCCAGCGTGTTCTTGCGTTGTTCTGCCGCTTGGGGTGAATCCGCACAGACAGCGCGGGCTGCGCTTTACGGGGCTTTTGGCCTTGTAAACCGTGGTGAAACGCTGCTATTCGCGTCGGCGGAGATGTGGCCGAGTGGTCGAAGGCGCTCCCCTGCTAAGGGAATGTTCATTTCCGCTTAAACCCCTTGGATTGTATACCATTTTCATCCCTTGGGGAATGGCCCTTTGCCAATTTCTCGCCAATAAGGTCGGCAGCGGCGCGGGATTTGTCCTGCGTGTGAATGTAGGTGTCCTGCACAAGGCGAACGCTTTTCCAGCGGCCCGCGTCTGCGATGGCATTGGCCGACCAGCCCTCGCCCTCAAGCATCGTGGCGAGGCTGTGACGGCCTGCCTGGTGGGGTGAAACATACGGGATGCCAGCGGCCTCGCATGTGCGCCGCCATGCCCCGTAAATCGAACTGCGCGACTTGTAGCCGAACACGCGCCCGTTCACTGCGGCCAGCTTCATCAGGTCATCGCGCAAGGCGTCGGAAAAGTGCGCGTGGTATTCCTCGCCATTCTTCGTCTTGCCAAGGAAGGCGCGGCGATTGATGTGGTCGATGTCCTTCGGGCGCAGGTTGGTCGCTTCGCTGATGCGTGTGCCGGTCTCGAACATGAATCGGCACAGAACGGACAGGCGGCGGTTGCCCCGCGCCTCGGACGCCGCGCAAAAGGCTAGCACCCAATCAACACCTGCCGCCACGCGCCGGGGCTTTTCAACCGGGAACTGCTTGACGCGGATCGGCTGGCACCAGCCCTGGTCTGCCCCGTGGTTGATGACGGCCCGCGCCGGTGTGATGCCTTGCCGGTTCATGGTTGCTGGCCCTGCGTTCGGGTATATCTTCCGGGCCGCGTCGCGAACGTCCTTTGGCTTGATGGACCGCAGCGCACGCCCGCGAAAGTGCCGCAGCAAGGGCGCGATGAATCGCCCCTCGTGGCCGTCCTGGAGGTAGGACAGCGCGGCATCTTCGAACGTGGCGACAGCTTCGGCTCCATAGACGTGCTCATTCCACAGCCGCGCCTCTAGTTGCGCGCGGGCTTCCTCTGCTTGTTGCTGGTCGCGAGTGCCAAGGCTCTGGCGAATGCGGTGTCCGCCGATGGTGCCGGTAGCGTAGAAGACACCGTTGGTTGCTTTCTTTTTCTTGAGGGGCATCCGATCTTCCTTAGCTCTGCGATGTGTTCGGGGTAGAAGACATAGGCCCGCCCCCGTCGCTCATAATGCGGGCTATCGCGCAGGATGTCAGTCAGCTTGCGCTGCGACATGCCGAGGATCCTTGCACAGGCTTCGGTTCCCCAGATCGGCTCCACGGCCCATTCCGGCAACTTGGCGGGGCTATCGCGGGTCATGCGTCAGGCTCCTTTGGCATCTGGTCGATATTGCAGCGATGCACGTCAAAGCCGATTACATCGCCCACCTCCTGCCCCGGCGCATCGGTGACGGTCAGGGTCAGGCGGGACGCCCAGCGTGGCATGAACCGGGCATGGCGATAGCGACCGAAATCAGTGCGCTTGCCATATTCCGGGCGATCGCGGTCAGCTTCAAACCAAAGCGGAAGATCAAAAGGAGTCATCTCGCTTGGCTTAAGGTCATCAACAGTCACGCGCGTGCGCCAGGCCTCCCGCACCCACAGGCGGTCGCCGGGGGTGTAGGGCGCGGTCAGTGGCGACATGCTCAACGCCAGCCGCGTGTGAGTTTTGCGCCCGTCAAGCAAGGCCCGGACCATTGGCGCGCTGAATATGATCGGTCGGTCGGTCATGCGTCAGGCTCCTCATATAGTCGCCCCTGTGGGCATTAGGTTGCTAGAGGCGATCCACGCACTCGACCCAGGCCGTGATGGCTGCCAGTGATCCAGTCAGACTCCAGGAAGTTATCGGTTGATAATTGTCATTGAGCATGTGGATCTGGTTACCGGATACAAATTGAGTGAAGAAGCGTTGGATATTGGGGTCCGCTTCATCGGCTGAGCGCCAAACTACGAGAGACTCCGAAGTGAAAAGCACGGCTTCAAAAGTCCAAAAAGGGCGGCGGTCAATTTGGAGACGCCATTCATACGGCACGCGTTCCAGACCGGCTTCGGAGTAGACGTTGGAAATCCCCGGAAAATGGGCTGCCATAGATCCCGCAGTGTCCCACGAGCCAGATGAGACTGAGAGTTCAAAGCCCGCAGGATTAACAGTGCGAACGAAACAGTAGGGCTCGATTCCAGAGCCGTGTTGGGCCATGTAAACCACTTCCCAAGATTCATGTGTAGACAAGACAATGGGGTCAAAATTTTGTTGTGCTGATGCAGGAACAACAAAAGAAAAAAACGAGAGAAGGGTGATACAGAAACGGATTAAGAAGGTCATGTCAGGTTCCTTTCGTTATTACAGGGGTCAGACGGGCGATCATGGAAAATATCCCGATATGCGTATGATCAGATCGAGCGAGTCGGCGAGGAAATGCGCCGCCATCGGCGCTGCCAGCCACCACGGGATCAGGACGGGACGGGTCATGCGAATTTTTCTTTCTGTTTCGTTGCTTTTGGATCTGTGATGCTCACGCCATGCTGGTCGGCGAATGCTTCGATCAGATCTTGAAGCTCAACCATTTCGTCTTTCGTCAACTTGGATGATGACGATCCGAGGTTCACAAACCCGCGCCCGTCGATCGCCGGAACTATCCGCACTTCACGGTTCAGGCCGTCCATCATCACCATTTTCCAATCTTCGGGCAGAAGCCTTTGGCCGTGCCAGACCAGTTGCTCTGACAACGCGGTCAGCATGGCCCACATGCGATCGTTCTGCGGGATGGTCCGCTTGCTGGATCTGAACTCGACGCGGGTTCCGGGGGGCGCCAGATCGATCCAGTGGTGCGCCTTGCGTCGGTCGGTCGGTCCAGAGAGGATGAGAGTGGCGCGGCCCATTACGCGGACTCATCGCCAAACTTTGCGCGCATGCGCTCAACCGTCAGGTCTACCTCGCGAATGAAGGATCGCACCTCGGTCTCGATCTCCTTGATCATGGCCGTGTCCCGCGGGACGCGCTGGACGTAGAGTTGCATGTTGCCCGGCAGGCGAGGGTCAAAGCTCACAAAATCACACCACGACCGGCCCGAGCAGGCCAGTTGAAACTGCATCTGCTTGAGATACTTACCCTCGATCTTGTCGGTGTCGATCGTCCGCAGGTGGGTGGCGGTATTCGGGCACTTGATCTCGACCATGCCGGTGTCGCCGACAAGGCCATCGGGGCTGCACCCGGCCATGTCAATGTGCGGGTAGTCGATGAACCCGACCTCGACCACCTCGACATCGCGCGAAAACTCATAGGCCATGCGGGCGAGGGGTTCCTGATCGGTGCCCCACTGCATCGCTGCGTTAGAGAAGCCGCTGCCGCCCTGCTCTCCGGTGAGGCGCTCGGCGACGATCTCGGCGGCGTAGTTGGCGCGGGCTGCGCCGGGGCCGCTCTTGGTCATCGCCATGATGTCGGCGATGCGGCTGGCGGTGACGCGCCCGATACGGTGCTGGAACCACTCGTCGCTGCGCTGTTCCATGTGGTGGATGGTGCCGCTCATTGCTGGGCCTCCTTAATTTTCGCGCGCAACATCTTGTCTGCACGGGGGTATGCCTTGCCGGGGAGATCCTCGAGGCGATCGACATTGAAGAACGCGCAGAGCTTAACCTCGTCGCTGCTGGTCTCGGTGGTCGTGTTGCGGAGGGACTGCGCCTGGTCTGGCGAGATGGTGTTGGACAGGGCTTGCGCATCGTCGTCGGTGTCTTCGCCAAGCGAGAGACCAAGGATCGCCTGCGCCGTGTATCGCATTCCGTAGGTCTGGGTGGACCCGACAGCCTGAACGGCGTTCTTCGACCCGCTGGTGTCGGCGGGAAGGACCATTTCGGTGCGGCGAGCGTGGCCCCCGACATGCGACAGGATCGCGGTGACGGTGACGGCCCCGTCCTTGACCACGGTGTCCCACGACAGGGACAGGCCGTGCTTCGACAGGGTCGGGCGGGTGTGCTTCACGATGTCGGCGTGGGTGGCGTAGGGCCTGCGGTTGTGGCCCTCGCCGCGCATCGGGATGGCGGGGAAATCAGCGCTGGCTTGCGCGAAGGCGGCGTTGAACTGCTGTTCGGCCTCCTTGGCGTCCATCCGCTCCTTCATGTCCATCATCCGCTCGAGCCGGTCGATCGGCAGGTCGGGCGACATGGCGATGCGCTCGATCATGCTGACCATCGGGTCGCTGGCAGGAATTGCGGGCGCATGCTGATTTTCTACGTGCTGTTCAGTGTTGACTTTTGTGATCTCGGTCATGGTGTCAGTCCTTCGGATAAACGGGGGTGCCGTCGAAGCGGCGGTATGGCATTCTGCGTTTGGGCTTCCTGAGCCCAAGACGCTTGGCTCGGACGCGGGAGTTCTTTTTCTTCACGGCCATGTCGTCGCGGGTCTTGCTGACGTGGCAGAGGCCGCACAGGGCTTGCAGGTTTGCCTCCCGGTTCTGCCCCCCGTTGATCAGAGCAAGGATGTGGTCGAACTCGGCAGGCTCGCCGGCCATCCCCAGCTTGCGGTTGCAGGTGGCGCACTTGCCGCCCTGGCGCTCGCAGATACGGTCCTTGACGCGGGGCGGCGGGTCGGTGTTGTCGGTCTTGCCAATCCATTCCGGAACGTCGCGGGGCATCAGACCACCCCTGCCAGAAGGGCAAGCAAGACCACCAGTCCGCACCCGGCTATGTCGCTGGCGGTGATGTTCAGGAAGGCGCGGCGGATCATGCTGCCACCTCTCTTTCGTAATATTCCTCCGCGACGCGCTCTTCGAAGCTGACGACGAACTTTGCACCAAACGCGGTCGCAAGCTGGTCAGCGGTCAACGTCAAGCCGCCGATCGTGATGTTGAGAAGGGTGCAGGACGTCACCTGCCAGCCATCAGTGCCGCCGATGTCGGCGTCCATGCAGTGACCCGCTTCGATGCTCAGGCGGGCCATGCCGCCGATGCA